CATCTGAACGTAATGTGGCAACCCTTCTCGATTATTTTCATAATAATCAATTACCATTATTTGATTTCCTAATTGTTGAAAAAAAATAATAGCTGTGCTGTCATCTACGCCAATATCCCATGCGGTGTTTACTGTCAACGCTGGATCGTAACCTACTCTGGTTAAATGTTTTTTCTCTTCTAAATTTTTAATAATGTCGCCATAGATTGCACCTTCAATATTTGCAATCCAATCGCACTCAAATTCTTGTTTATACTTTGCATCTCCCATTTGAGCTTTTGCTGCATCTAGCTCTTCCTGGTCGATAATTTTTGTTTCACTTGCTTTAGCCGTATAAGCTAACCACTTATCATCTGATAAAGCGTGTTGGTATAATTCATAAAAAATATTACTCATACCCGCTGGGGTTCCTATAAAATAACAAAACCCCTTTCTATCAGATAACGCTGGTCTAATAATCTCATTCCATAACCTAGGATCTATTTGCGCTACCTCGTCTATACAAACTCCGTCAAGGAATAATCCCCTTAGTGAATCTGGCTGTTCAGAAGATAACAAGGTTATTCTGCTGCCATTCGGCAAATCGCATCTGAGTTCCGTTTCGTGAAACCTAACCCCTGGTATATCTCCCGCAAACATCTTCATATAATCCCAAGCAATACTTTTAGCTTGTTTATAAGTAGGTGCTATATATGCAAACCTAGGGTTTTTAAGTTTGTTTGTAAGTGCCGCTTTTATTAAATGATTAATAATTGCCACACTTTTGCCAAACCTACGATGGCACGATAATACCGCAAACCTATATTGATCTAATTCCTTATGCAGTTTTGCCTGTAAGGGTCTTGGGGTATAGGGTATTTTAACGTGCATTATAAAATTGCTAATATTACTATTACAACTGCAACACCTATAACCACTCTTTTGTGATCTCTCCAGTAGTGTTTAGCTTCATGTATAAATAGTTCCATGTTCCCTCCTAATGTATTGTTGGTAAATCAAATAGCTCTCTAACTGATTTATATTCTATGCCGCTATTTTTCATTAATCTTTTTAAAAATTTATTAGCGTGCTTTTCATCTTCAAATCCGTTTAGGTGGATTATTAATCCCCCCGTTTCCTCTGCGGTAAATACCATTGCTGTTATTAATTTGTTTTTAATGTTATCCATAGTGTTTGTGTGTGTCTGTGTGTTGAAGTCCCGACTATATATATCTATAAAAATGCGCCATGTTTTCGGGGTATATGGGGGTCTTGCAATTCCAAAACTTTATGTTTTATATGCAAATTGCATAGGGTCGTAGGTACAATACCTACCGACTACCCACATACATCAATACTTATTTAATAATTTTAGAGTGATCCAAGTGTAATCCAGTATAACTCACACCAAAAGAACTCCATCCCACGTGTGCGAGAGCGTGCCACTCGCATACAGATACGAACAAACCACCCACTCCAACTAGGTAGCTCAACCAATATGATAGGCACAAAAAAACCCAGGAGAGATCTCCTCTCTCCTAGGTTAATATATTTAATTAATTATATTTATTCTCTATCTGCTTTTATAAATCTGAAATAATCAGCACCAAAAAACTTGTGCAGCTTACCCTTAATCTTGCCGCAAGCTCTATAAGTCTTAAATGCTTTTCTACTATCTTTGTCATATCCAAACTCATCACAAAACTCATCAAAGCCATATTCGGCACTTTGGCAATCAGTTTGTAAGCATTCAAGCACGCCAGGAATACTCGGTTCTCCCTTTATGCCTATGCCTTGACTAAAAAAAGTAGAAAATTGCTTTCCATCTTTTTTAAAAGTCAACTTGTAGTGATTAGCTTGCCAGTTATCATTACTCATTGATGGATTACTATCTGCATAATTCACATCCATTTTTAATTGAAGTGAACTAGCAAAGTCTTTTATATTTTCTTGTGTTTCCATTTTATTGCTCCTTTTTTATTTAATAAGGATCAATAACATAGACGTTGCTCGTTTGTCAACCTTAAATATGCTTAAATACATATTTTAATTATAGGCAATAAAAAACCCCAGCAAGCGTTAAACTAACTGGGGTTAATTATCTTTTAATTATCTTTTGTAATATTCCTTTAAAAATTTATAACCAATTTTAATATGTCTTTTTACTCTCTTATAATCATCATTCATTAAATTTGATTTATTTTCAGGTAATGTATTATTTTCTAAATAATTAGTTAAATCACTAGCACCTAACAAAACCATTTCTAATATGTTTGTTGCTTGTACTAATTTATTAGATTTATCTGTCATTGAGACACCTCCTCAATAGAGTTTTTTTCTTCTTTATACTGTCTATTCTTAAATTCAATTATCTCATTGGTTCCAGTAATACCAAAATAAGCAATTGGTATTAATCCAATAGCATAACCAATAAATAACAATAACCAAATTGTATTTATATCACTCATTGAGACACCTCCGATCTTTCAATATCAACTAACTTATCATCTGGCTCTAGATCGCCTTCTTCGGTCCACTCGTGATTATAGTTATACTTTAGATCGTATGCTTTGTTGTCAGCCTCTTGTTCATTCTTAGCTTCAATAGTTATTTTATATGCTTGCAAATAATTTCTTGTAGCCGTGTAACTATATTTCTTCATTGATACACCTCCACTCTATCAGTAGAGATTTTAAAGTTATAAGCAAAAGGAAACTCATTAAGCAAACTTTGTTTTGTATCTGCTAACTTTCCAAGCTCAGCAACCTTCTCGATTTTAACTGCACCAGTAGTATAAAACAAATCAACTAAAGCAGTTATTTTATATTGTACTTTAAGTTTTTTCATAAGTACCTCCTAATGATTTGCTTATATCATTAAGATTGTCAATATGTCAACTATCAATATGGATATATGTCAACTATTTGTTTGATAGCTCTTGTATAGGTGTTTTAGGTACTTCTTCCACAATTTTTTCAGCTTGAATAAGATTGTTCTCATTATCTGGAATATCCCATTGAATGATTAATTTTGTATCTTGCTTCACTTCTTGCTTAATTTTATCGCCAAACGTATTATTTGCTAATTTAGATGCTAACCACCTGGATTGAGCTAACTTCTCCCTAACCCACATCATATGTTGGTTATCTTGCGGTGTTTCTAATTCTTCGTTAATTTTATCAATAATGGTAAAGCAACCAGTTTCTCTAGCTTGTCTAATCTTATTCTGTAATTTCTCGTCATTTCTCATATATCTATAAAATACAGATAAAGATGGCATTGACTTATCTTTACAAATTTTAGTTAATGGCTCTCCTAATTCAATTCTTTCAATTATTTTGTTGAGGGTTTCTTCCTGTATGAGACTTCGGTTATTTTGCTTTTGATCCATTGTTGTATTTCTTCTTCAGTTTTATTCTTTAAAAATTTTAGATTTCTTAATGCCTTAATTCTGCCTTCAAGTGATTTGGGACCAGTAGAGGCTCCACCATGGAACTTGCAACGATAAAAACCCGACTTTTTTAAATAACCTTTGCAGAGACATTGTTTAGTAAATTTGCTTCCTCTTGTGTAACTCTCGCATTGTATTTTTTTTAAGGGTCTACCAACCACAGTATATAGTTCCTACTATTAAATTTTATCTATCTTGTCTATAAGAGATTTATTTAGATTAAACTCCAAGTCTAAAATAGCTCTTGTATATCGTCTCTTGATTGTAACTCTATGAAACCCAAACATTTTACCTAAAGCGACCCAAGAATATCTCCTTGCTCTCTTCCAAATTAACTTCCTATCATCAAATTTAGCTTTACCTAATAATTCTATAGCTAACTCCCAACATTCAATTTGCTTTGAGTTTGCTCTAAGTTTTAAACCCTTCTTCTGCCAAAACCCAAGATCTTTTGGATCATAGCTCATTTTTAAAATATCATACATTTTTGGAGTTATTGGTTTTTTCAACCCTGGCATTAATCTTTCAGTTGCTCCAGCAATTTCAAATATTTCTATTATCTTTCCAGCTCTTAATTTCAACAAGCCACCTTCTCGATGGCGCTAAACTTTTTTATAGGTTCATCTTTCTTAAATGTGTGTTTTAATATTCTTTCG